CATTAGTGAAATTTTATTCGATGGTGTCGGATCAGCAGCATCAAAATCGATAGCCATCATTATAGAACCAGGTGTAGAAGTTGGTGCTATAGGTTGATAGACAAAATGCAATCTGCGAAAGATGTATGATTCGAACCGCTCGGCTATTGATGATAACCAAGGGAAAGTTGCATTAAGGCCAGGATTAATAGATATCCTGGAAGCTATGAATGATGCATTAAGGGCTGACAAATCACTAATATACTCTCTGTGAGTAACTACAGTGCATTCGGCTGACCGAGTTGTTATTCTAGGCCTACCTGAACGCACAGATATTGATTTAGAAACCGGGGCAAACCTCGATGATGTCATGGAAGCCTGGTTATTGCCATTTGTTGCAAAAGCTCTTTGTCGTCGGTTACGCCGACGTGGTCGTGCTGCAGGTTTGTTAGCAGCTGGTTTTTGTTTTGGTTGTTGCTGGTTAGGCATTAGTTGATGTGGAAGTTTTGGTATCTTGTGATATAAGCTTGAATTGCGGGTACAATTCTTAGTCCCCCGGCCATTTGATTCTCTAACTCTATCTGTTGTTGCACAGGTATAGAGAAGGCCTCCTCAAAATCAAGTCTAGTTTGCATCGTAATTGGCTCAATAGCTAAAGGAACTTTACTATATAGCTTGGCCGGGATTTTATCTACACTACCAAGTGGTCTGGTCAAACCGCTATCGGCCAGTAAGAACAATGCGAATGATTGCAGTAGTGGAATCCCAGCACTGCAAGCCAACTCACAAAGTCCTACACCAGCTAAGTAACGATCTATGCAGTGTAAATACTTCTTATCACTATAAGATAGTCTAGAGATTGCTCTGATGGGGTCTTTGATGAATACCCAATCACCACGAGAATCACGTATAGGGGAAGTCTGGCAATATTTGATATTACAGAAGTTGCTAGTAGCTATATCCAACTCGGTTTTCATATTCAGATACTCAAACCAAGCTAGATTACCACATAGCTTATCAGCATACTCACGCTCACATATTATTATTGAGTCATCACCATTCACGTGTATCCTATACTTTAAGACGCCATTGACATCACAATATGTACTAAGCATAGCATAGTTAATGAGCGTGTTCTCCTCCGATGTGGTGTACTCACCAGAGGCACGCTTACCAACCATCTTATACTTAATTCCATGGCGCGTATAACCTTTGTTCCTGCGTTGTAACTTCAATAGGTTGCGCATATGTTTAGC